CAAACGATGTAACCATTTATTCGTGCGCGCTAGGAAATTATTTTGCCGGCAATAAGCTAGAATTAAAGCCAAAAGAAAATATACCGGAAGAATACAAATTCATGTTGAAGAGATTTGAAAGTGATTCGGAAAAATTAGCTACTGTGCTGCTTATGAGCAAATTTCAGATAAATATGTACAAGGAAGTAGAGTATTACAAGAAACAGTTAGAAGAAGCGGAGAAACAGTGGGATGATATGATAGATAAAACGATAGCCAAGTTAGAAAAAACAGAATTTCGACTGGAATCATTCTACGCAGGCGATGTAAAAGAATTTGTAGATTTTGTAGATGATAACTCCGGATTTGTTTCGTTTCCACCGTTTTTCTCGGGAGATTATGAGAAGATGTATGCAAACATAGAATCTATCATAGACTGGCAACCACCGCAGTATGAATTACTCGGAGAAGATGGAGTATGGGAAATATTCAAGAAAGCCATGGGAAAGAAAAATTGGCTATTTGGAACGATGTACCCAGAAAAATCACTAGAAGAGCACTTGGTAGGTGTATGCAAAACAACCAACAGAGGAGTGCCGATATATTTGTATGCTAGCTCAGGACCAAAACGCTTAGTTATGCCTAATCAAAAGATCGAAAGCGTAAGAATACCACGATTATACGCAGGGATGGAAATTGGACAAAAAATATCCATCAAGCGTTTGTCTATGGGGCAGTTTTCCACACTCAGAAGTGAATACATGAATGCAAATATAGTTCCAGGTTCGCCGAGTACAATGTGGGGAGTGGTTGTAGATGGTATGTTGATTGGATGCTTTGCATATATGCTCGGAGACAAGAACATGAATATTGAAACACCATATATGTACTTGTTAAGCGATTTCCCAGTATCAAAGACAGATTATCCAAGACTGTCAAAGCTGATAGTCTACTGTGCTTTATGTAAAGAAATGAAAGAGTTCTGTGAGCAACAGTTCGGTACACGAATGCGGTCTATTGTTACAACAGCATTCACGAAACGACCGGTAAGTATGAAATACAGAGGAATCCTAAAACTCTACAACAGAAGAAAGCTAGAAGCCGAAGGAGCAGACGGAAATCCGGATAGAAAAGAAGAAAAATATCAGCTTAACTACGTCGCGCCGTTTGGAGAATGGACATTACAGGAAGGGTTTGATATGTGGAAAAGTAAACATGGAAAACGAATTATAGGAGGAATAGCAAATGAGGACAAAGACAGTTAAAGGAAATCCTAAGGATCTTGTACAACTAAAAGAAAATGCAAGGTATATGAAACATGAAGAGTTCCAAAGATTGGTTCAAAACATACGAGAGGACGGATGCCTTACATCGCACCCGTTGATATATCCGGAAGAGAATGGAGACCTTATAATCCTGTCCGGAAATCATAGAGTAGCGGCTGCAATTGAAGCAGGATTGGATGAAATCGAATGGATTCAAATTGAAGATAAGCTACCAAATGCAAAAAAAATAGCTATACAATTATCACACAATTCACTTGTAGGACACGATGACTTAGATATCTTAAAAAGTCTATATGAACAGATAGACGATATGAATTTGAAGATGTATAGTGGCTTGGATGATAAAACATTAGAATTGATGGATAAGGCGTCGCCGGATTCCATAGGAGAGGCATCTTTACAAACAAAGATAGTTTCTCTTATTTTTTTGCCAAGTGATTTAGATAAGGCTAAGGAGGAACTTGAAAAAGCTATTAGTCTCACAGCCGCAGACGAGAGATGGTTAGCATACGGAAAGGACTTCGACGTCTATATGGACAACATCGAGGCAACGCAAGCATCATACGGCATTAAGAACACTGCTACAGCCTTCAGTTTGATAATGAATATGTTCGGAAGAAATGTTACTCAGTTACGAGAAGGATATATTGATGGACCAGCAAAAGAAGATAATTCAAAGTGGGTTCCAATATCTACAATACTTGGAAACTCAAAGATTCCTCAAGGAGCTGCAAAGGTATTGAACAAAGCAGTTGAGAAAATGAGAGACGATGGAACTGTTACAAGTGAAAACTTATGGCAAGCATTAGAGTATATGGCTGCAGACTACTTATCAGGGAAGTAGGTGACATGATTGGCGGCACAGTTAAAGTACAATCCCAACTATCACGATGACTGGGCCTGGTCACTGGCAATCAAAGGAGCAACCGATAAAGAGATAGCAGAAGCGTTTAAAATTTCGGTTAGAACACTCAATAGATGGAAGAAGGACCACCCTTCGTTTGAAGAATCGTTGAATTGTGGCAAAAGTGCCGCAGATGCCAAAGTAGAAAGGATGTTATATGAAAGAGCGACTGGCTACACTTGTGAAGAGACAGAGGTTATCCAAGAACTAGACAAAAATGGCAATCCGAAACCTACTAAGATAAGAAAAACGAAGAAGGTATATCCTCCGGATGTTTTGGCTGGCATGTACTGGTTGAACAATAGACAGCCAGGGAAATATAAACGAAATCCGGAGAACTTCATCACTAGCAACGATGATGATGAAGATGATATCGTTATCTACTTGCCAGAGAATGGACGTGATAGTAATGAAACATGAAAAGATTATCATTAAGCCACAAAAAGGACCTCAAGAAAATTTCCTTGCAACCTCTGCAGATATTTGCATTTATGGAGGTGCCGCAGGCGGAGGGAAAACCTTCGGACTGCTGTTGGAGCCGCTTCGGTACATGAACAATCCGGACTACAACGCAACTATCTTCCGACGTGACTACACGCAGGTAACATCCCCAGGAGGCTTATGGGACAGTTCACGAAAGATTTACCGCTACGTGAAAGGTTCCCAGCCGTTAAAGACACCAAAACTACACTGGACTTTCAAAAAGGGCGCATCGGTCAATTTCGCCCACCTCGGACGTGATGAAGATTGCGACGATTGGCAGGGTTCACAGCTCACGATGATAGGATTTGACGAGCTGACGCACTTTAGCGAGTACCAGTTTTTCTATATGCTGTCTCGAAACCGTACAGATTCCGGTGTAAAGCCGTATGTACGAGCTACCTGCAACCCGGACGCAGACTCTTGGGTTGCTGAGTTCATTTCCTGGTGGATAAATCAAGAGACCGGCTATCCGATACTGGAACGGTCGGGAGTAATCCGTTGGATGGTACGACTCAACGAGGTTGTTACCTGGTTCGACAGCAGAGAAGAGGCAGTGCAGGGAGCCATCGAGAACGGCGTCAAGCTGGAACAGGCTGAGACGATGCCTAAGAGCGTGACGTTCATTGCGAGTACGCTGCATGATAACAAAATTCTGATGAAGAATGACCCAGGGTATTTAGCCAACCTGCAGGCAATGGCTCTTGTACAGAGAGAGCGACTACTGCATGGCAACTGGAAGATTAAAGCCGCTGCAGGCTTGATGTTCAAGCGAGTAAAGGTAAATATGCTGGAAGAAATACCGTCCGATGTTATCAAGTGGGCGAGAGGCTGGGACCTTGCGGCAACATCTGAGGATGAAAAGGGAGACCCGGCATACACAGCAAGCGTGCTGATCGGAAAGAGAAGAAACGGACGGTACATTGTGGCCGACGTTATCAATCGCCGGTTGAGTTCGTCCGATGTGCGAGAAATCATAAAGCAGACCTGCATAGCTGACAGGGCGAAATATGGAAGGGTAGCAACCAGGCTTCCGCAGGACCCAGGCCAAGCAGGTAAAGACCAGGCACAGAGTTTTATGAAACTCTTGGCTGGTTTCAATGTTAAGTGCATTCAAGAGTCCGGAGACAAGGTGACGAGAGCAGAACCGTTTTCGGCACAGTGGTTAGGACTTGAGGGTATGGATAAAGGCAATGTCGATGTGCTGATTGCACCGTGGAATGAAGAGTATTTCAACGAGTGCGAGAACTTCCCACAGTCCAAATTCAAGGATATGGTGGACGCAAGTTCGTCGGCATTTACGGAGTTGGAGAGTGGTGCTACATACTCGGCCCCGCCTAAGGATAGCCAGTTAGGCAAGAGCAGTTATTGGAATAAGTGAGGTGAGAATAGATGGCTAACAAAGAAATTGGTCGCATAGGACAGCAACGATATGGAGGAACAATCTATGAAGAGTTCCTTCATGAACTGAGAGGCACACGAGGAATAGAGGTCTACCGTGAAATGTCAGAGAATGACGATGTGGTAGGTGCGATCCTCTTTGCTATTGAGATGCTGGTAAGACAGTGCGACTGGAACATAGAGCCGGGAGGCGACACCGCAAAGGACAAAGAGGCTGCAGAGTTCGTAGAAAGTTGTATGCACGATATGCAGGACACCTGGACGGACACAATTTCGGAAATCTTATCTTTCCTCACTTACGGTTGGAGCTTCCACGAGATCGTGTATAAGCGCCGTATGGGAAATACGAAGAACCCAACAACGAAGAGTAAGTACACAGACGGCTTGATTGGATGGAAGAAATTGCCTATCAGAGCGCAGGAAACACTCTACCGGTGGGAATATGACAACGAGGACAATCTGCTGGGAATGACTCAGATGCCGCCGCCGGACTTCAGAACGTACACGATACCAATGAGTAAGGCGTTGCTATTCCGTACAAAGAGCAGGAAGAACAACCCGGAAGGGAGAAGCATTCTGAGAAATGCTTACCGCTCCTGGTATTTCAAACGGCGCATACAGGAAATAGAAGGTATCGGTATTGAGCGTGACCTTGCCGGACTGCCGGTAATGCACGCACCGGAGGGGCTTGATATATGGGACCCGGATAATCAGGATGCGTTAGGAATCAGAACAGAGCTTGAATCCATGGTACGCAGAATCAGGCGAGATGAAACGGAGGGTGTAGTCCTTCCACATGGATTTGAGCTGGAACTGTTAAGTTCCGGCGGTACCCGACAGTTTGATACGAATGCGATCATCAACCGCTATGATACCCGAATTGCAATGACGGTATTAGCGGATTTTATTTTCTTAGGTCATTCAGAGACTGGTTCCTGGGCGTTGAGTTCCGACAAGACGGAGTTGTTTGCTATGGCAATCGGTGCGTTCTTAGATATTATTTGCGAAACATTCAATAGCCAGGGAATTCCAGCTTTGATTGATATTAATGGAGAGCATTTCAAGGGCATAACAGACTACCCCAAAATGACACACGGAGATATTGAAGATACCGACATTACAAAGGTATCTACATTTGTAAAGGATATGATTGGAATTGGAATCCTGGTACCGGATAATGGACTGGAAGACTACATTCGCCAGGTCGGACACCTGCCGGAGAGGACAACGGACGACAGAACAGTAGACCAGCGGCGTAAACAACAGGCGGAGCAGAACCAGCCACCGGAGCCTGAGACAGCCGCAGGAAGCGATGGAAACGACGAAGGCGAAGAAATCCCCGACAATGTGGCGGAAGCCGCTAAAAGGCGATTAGGAAGGAGCGGTGCAAATGGCAATAAGGTTCATACGACCAAAGCGAATACGCAAGGCAAAGACACCGGGCAGTCAAGAAGTCCTACGCAGACTTGAAGAGTACCTGCAGAGCGAATGTGACGAACCGGTTGAAATCCTATGCGGGTTTTGGCAGGATCAGCAAGACGCCATCACGTACCAGGAACTCCGAAAAGCAGTAGCGGACGGAAGCCTTAGTAAAGAGACGTTAGAGGCTTGGCAACAGGATTACTCAGTGCTTGTTGCCGAGAGATTGCAGTCAATGTGGACGCAGGCAATAGCAGCGGGACCAACCGGGCAACCAATCCTGGACGGTCTCGCTTTTGAGTTTAACACTCAGACACCTGGCGTTCTCGACTGGATCAGTGAAAGAGGAGCTGAGTTTGTCACCCGATGCACAGAAGAACAGAAGGACGCAATAGCGGCACTCCTGGAAAAGAAAATGAGAGAGAGCCATACAGTAGATGAACTGGCAAGGCTCATTCGTCCATGCATCGGTCTGACAGAGGGTGACGCAAGAGCAAACGCCAGGTATTATGACAATATCGTGGCTACGATGCGAAAAGAACATCCGAGAATGAAGATTGAGAGCATCCGCCGGAAGGCATTGGACGCTTCTCAGAAATATGCAGAGAAACAGCACCGGGCCAGGGCATTCACAGTCGCTCAGACCGAGAGTGCTTTTGCTTATAACCGTGGAGCCGATGAAGGCATACGCCAGGCACAGGGCGAAGGGTATCTTGGAACGATGGTAAAGAGATGGAGTACATCCGGAGACGATTCGGTGTGCGACATCTGCAATGCGCTGGAAGGTACCGAGGTAGATATGGACTCCGACTTTGATTTCAAAGGAAAGGTTCTGTTTGCAGGACAACATATGTTACCACCTGCACACCCGAGATGTGCCTGCGCTATCGAGTATATCGAAGTGGCTGCACCGAGAGGAAGGAAGTGAGAAAGTGAAGAAGTTCTCTGATTTCATCAAGAAGTCTGCAGAACCGCAGAAGAAAGAGCCTGCCAGCAATGTGATTAAAGGCAGGTTTAAGATTGCCAAGTCCGACGACGACAAGCACCTGGCATTTGGCTGGGCGAATGTGGCTATCCGTGCTGACGGAGAAGAGATTGAGGACTGGCAGGAGGACATCATTGAGCCGGAAGAACTGGAAAACGCAGCATACCAGTATGTGTTACTCTATCGTGAAGGCGGAGAAATGCACGAAAGAGGCGGAGCTGCAGTCCTGGTTGAATCTGTGGTATTCACGGAAGAAAAAATGCAGGCGATGGGAATCCCGGCAGGCACTCTTCCGATTGGTTGGTGGATCGGCTTCAAAGTAACCGACGAGGATGTATGGGAAAAGGTTAAGGACGGCACATATCCGATGTTCTCAATCGAAGGAGAAGCCGAGAGAGTCGAAGTAGAAGATGAAAACACCTTGTAAAAATGGGGCGTATTGAGTTTTTCAGCAGTCTTAACCTTATAATTCCACATATGAGAGTGTAATAAGGGCATAGGTAGTTCACATTATGGAGATGAATCTAAGCAAAAAGAACAAATTGATAAAACAGATCAGCAAGGCATCCGATATGGTGCCTTTTTCTGATTTCCTGCTCGAATTTATGGACCGCTACGGTTTGAATAACCTGCGAGAGTCCACAGTAGAGCAGTTAGAAGAGTTTATCAGCAACAGAAACATCATTCCGTTATTAGGAGAGGCACCGCAAAGGTGTCTTTTTTAATATAAATCTTGCGGAAAGGAGGAAGCAAAGTGGCAACAAAGTTAAAAAATCTCAGAATCAGCAAGGTTGATTTTGTAGATGAAGGTGCAAAT